CGCCTTGCTCACGTCCGGCAGGAGCTTTGTCAGCGCCGTCTTCATCAGCGCCATGTAGCTCCAGTGAGTGTTTGAATTCGCACCGTTTGGAGGGAAGAATGTCTGGTTTCTGACGTTGATCGTCGTCACTTCTTCCGGCATCTCCAGCGGGAACTCGTCGTCCTCGATGAACAGATACACCTGGTCCACGTCCGACCGCATGAACAGTGATTTGCACATCACTTGCAGGTCTCCGTAGAGGTTCCGTGTCCCCACCGACACCGCGATCTTCTCCGGTTTCCTCCTGCGCTTCCGCCTGGTAGTCCGAACGGGTTCCGGTGCAGGTTTTTCTTCCGGTTTGCTCATTTCAGACATATGTCGATGCAGCATCATTGCCTGTCACATCCTTATTTCACGCTTGTATCTATCCGATTCAGGAACTCACGCAATGTTTCGTTTTCAATCAGAAGGCCGTTTTCTCTCGCGTTGTTCCGAGCCTCCTGCGCAACTTTTCCGACAAACTCGTTGGTGTTCTGATAGAAGTCCTTCTTAAACTCAAACCAGAACGCCTTGAACGCCTTTTCCGCTTCTTTCAGGTACCGTGCGTTCTTTGCCATGTGGTAGCGCGGTTTCTGGAAGTCGTAGTAGCTGTTCAGTACGGTCATTGCCGTCGAAGCCTTGTACTCTTCCTCGTATCCTCTACTCTTAAGCTCACGACTGATCCCGACTCGCGTCTGCATGAGCTGCGGGTATGTCCGAAGCACAAAGTCCTCTCGGTTTGTCCTTACCGTGCTGTTCTCATTCCACCGCCACAGATAGAACGGAACTTTCGTGCTTCTCAGCATCCCATCGTGCTTTGCCGTCGTGTAGAACAGCATGTTGAAATAGCCGTCCTCGTGGATCGTCATTGCCGGGTCAAAGCGGATGTTGTGCTCGCGCATGAAAGCTGTACGGTAAGCTTTTCCGTGCATGAACGTCAGATCGTCGTCATGACGGATGATCGCCCAGTTCCCGGCAATGTCTCTGGTCTCCTCGATGAACGGCGTTACCAGATAATCAAAACCGAGTTTCATCTGCTGAAAGACCATTTGCAGGCCGAGAGCACTAAGGAAACCATCGTCTGAATCACAGAGCATGAAATAATCAGCGTCCGTGTAATCCATCCCGTAGTTTCTCGCCGCCGATACGCCTTCGTGTTCCTTCTTCAGAATCACAACCTCAAACGGGAACTTGGGAAGCTCGTCGATATCCTCATAAGGTTCGTGCATTCCGTCGTTGACAACAATCACACGCAGGTCATCGAAATTGATGCCGATCTGCCACTCAAGACTCTCAAACAGGTACCGGCACACACTCCAAGGTTCCTTCCAGTGCGGCACAATGATGTCAAGCCGCAGCCGATTTTCCTCTGTCTTGGTCTTTTCCGCATTCTGCTTTGCAGCTTCAGCGAAATTGACAATCTTGCCTTCTTCCATTGGATACTGCCTCCCTGTATCGTTTTGCCTTCATGCGCACCGGTATGTCACTGCATTCCGGTGCGCTTATTTTTTTTGTGCAAGCGGAAGGCAGGAAGGCTGCTGCTTTTCGATCCGTCGATCTATCCGCCTGCATGGTCGCGGTGGCAGGCTTTGCTCCTGCGTTCTCCGGTACTATGAAACCGGTGAGATTCTGGACTTCTCCACACCGCTCTGTAGAAGCCGACTTACCCGCAGTCTGCTGGAGGTTATCGAAAGAGACAGAACACACGGTTCACGGCACCGCTTTCGTTTCATCCCTTAGCCTTTTACGGGCCAGCGGTCATGGGGCTTTACGGATGAAAGGAAGGAGCGCTCGGCGGTAAAGCATCAAAACCCGCCGTGCGCGTAACCTTCAGTCAATCACAGGTGTCAGGTAGCACCGGCAGCGAAGATGCGGTCTCGGTGGCACCTTGCCGATCTCATAGATCTTTCCGTTCCGGTCATGACAGGTCTTGCAAACTCTGTCGTCTCCGTAGATGTTCCACTTGACCTTCTTCACGCCTGCATTCACCATCGCCTGCTTTTCAGCGTCCTGGGACGTGATGTCCACATAAAACCCGGACTGCTGAATCACATATCTGGAGGCTTTTTCCAGTTCAAGCTGTTTCTGCGTCTGCGTCGGAACAGCAATGATTGCTTCCTTGGCCCGGTCACGTTTGCGTTCAAGCTCTGGTCCGAAAGCGTAGTGCGTGCTTTCGTTTGGCTCGTCCCACAGTCCCGCGAGGTACATTTCAACCAACTCGTCAACTTCATCGTCGTCCGGCAGTTCACCTTTCAGCCAGTTCCATACCTGCATATACCGTGCGCTGTATAACGCTTTCAGCTCTGACCGACAGTCAGTGTCAAACTGCTCATACAGCGCATCGGTCTCTTTCATCACGTTCAGATCGTCAAACTTCAGCAGACTCAGCCTTCGCCTTTTCTGCTCAGTTCTCCTCAGAATCGTCCTGCTCAGGCTCCGAAGGCTCAGATCCGCGATCTGGTACGGTTCGGGCATTTTCCTTGTCGGCATTTCTTATCCTTTCCCGTTCGGCATCCAGTTCTTCCTGAATCTTCTTTTCTGCCTTGGCATCCTGCTGTTCCCGGTATTCCTCATACTGCAAAGACGCAGCCTCCGGATCAGAATCCAGACCGGAATACTTGTATGCCTGGATAGGCGGTACACCAGAATCAAGCAGTGTCGTGAAGCTCTGCGTCTTTACAAGCTTGTCCTCGTAACTGCGACGGCCAAACTTCGGTTCCACATCGGAAACCTTCAGTCCGGTCAGAGAGTCGGAATCGCTGCACATCTTCAGGACGACTCTCAGAAAATCGGTCTCCGATTCCGTCCAATGACCCTCCGTCTCCTGTGCCCGTGCCTCTGCATTCCACCAGCCATTTTTCACGATCATCGCGCCGTTGTTGGAGCTGTCAGAGGTATTGGCGTTGCCCTGAGACGGCATACCGACGATCTGCAAAACCGTCTGATACATATCGTCAACCAGCGTCTGCGTCTGGCTTTGGTCAAGCTGGTCGTTCAGGTAGTACAGCTTTTTACCGCTGCTTCCACCTTCCATCGTTGGCGGCAGCTTGATTGCACCGAGATCCTTCAGTTCAAGGAACTGCTCTCTTGTGACATCCACGCCGTCAAAGACCATCAGCGCCTGCACAAACTGCTCAACACCATCAAGGCGATTGCTCTGAGTCAGGTTGATCGCATCCAGGAGCGGCAGCACCACTTCGAATGCGCCCATGTACGAGCTGTTGCACGGGTACTCGATCAGCGTAACCATTCCGAAGTTGTGAACCTTGAAGTCAACGATCTTCGTCGCACGCTGCGATGATCCGTCGATGACAAACATCACGTTTTTCGTGTACACCGTATACCGGACTTTGTTCTTTGCTTCGTCCAGATACACATAGGTCACACCCATCACGACGCGCTTTGACACGTCGTTGTAGCGAACCACGAACGTGTTCCTGGGGTCCGGAATATAGATTTCGAACGGAGCTTCGTCGAACTCGTCGTCTTCATCACCCTGGTCCTGAATGACAAGCCGATATCCGACGCCGTAGGTAAACATCTTTCCGGCCAAATTCAGGTCCTTGGCTTTCTTTCCCTCGGACAGCATCATCGAATTGAGCGTTTCGATCTTTTCAGGAATCTGTTTGCTCTTTCCGCGACTGACGTACTGGATTGGTTCACCTGCAAACTCGGCTTTTTTAAATGCAACAATCTGCGATGCGATGTTGACCACAATCCGATTGCAGATCTCCTTGTTGTAGACCTTCACGCGGTCAAGAATCGGCTGGACACCACGAGCATACTTCTCAAGGTAGATTTCCTCTTCCCGGTTGATCTGGTGAGTCTCCAATGCCTTGTTCAGAACGCGAAGCACGTTGTCTCTTGTGATGTCCTTCTCGTTTGTGAAGATCTGCCGTCTTCCATGCAGATCCATCGGCGGCATCTTAAGAAACCGATTCTGATCGCTTGTGCTACGCTTTCCCTGAAGCTGCACCGGGCGTTCAGGCGCTCCGGTCCCTGTTTCTTCGGTACCTGTCGGTTCCGTTGCTTCGGTATCCT